CAAAACCGCTGGTAGGGAAACCTCCCAAGGTGCGGACTCCGAACAAGTCGGATCGTACCTTGATCACATCCAATGAATCAACCTGGCAAATTGCCGGCGATCATGCTAAACATCTTATTTTGATGCTTAGGGATGCTTTAGGTCTCAGGATCTCTTCTGGGGCCGACTACGGGCGTCTGGTTAAACTCCAGACGATCCGTTTCGTGAGTGTTGCCACTCATGCGCCACTTGAAAAGATAATGAAGTGGTGGTATGGTAATACTCTATCTTGGATTCTAGGTGACCAACCTGAACTAGCTCCATCCCCTCTCATTTTGGGAGACGGTGAGTTCAAGTCTTCGTTGATTATCTTTGAATCTAGGATCCGTCGATTCCTTCGCTCGGTCTTTCGACGAGCGATGCGACAGGTTCACTCTGACAAGCAGAGTAAACGTCGTAAGGCGATGAGTATAGGGCAGACCTTCTTGCAAATGAAGAAGGGTACTCCACTCGTTTCCGAGGAGTTGATTGGCGAAGCAAAGCTCAAACACAAAAAGGCTATTACTGGTTCCGGTCTATCCGGACTCCGTAAGGAGGACCAATTGAATAGGGTCCCAGGGCTTTTGTGGAGCGATGTCGTAGAATCTACCGAAAAAGAGGAACTCTTGATGAAAACCATTCGTGGTATAGTTAATGAGTTACTTCCTAAGGGGGACTATGCGAAGTCGCTTGAGCAAGCTGACGCCGCCTTCCCGTCCTTTTCTGGCTACTTTGAGCGGACTAGGACTCTCTCCGGTGCTGTTGGTCGGATAGCTCAGGCTGCTAGGGTTAATATCCCTAGTGGTTCTTTGTTGTCTGACACCGAGCTAGACCGTATGGCTATAATGGCTATGAGGTTGAATGGTAGGGAGGCCGCAAAAGGTAGATTGGCGATCTTTAATGCTGCACACAAGATGCAGGAGATGCGCCCCAGGATTAATGAGGACGACTTCCTCAGGCAGACGGCTGCACGGATAAAGACTAAACATTTTGATGCGTCCCCCGTGTTTTTGCAAGAACCACTGAAGGTTAGGACCATTACGAAAGGTCCGAGTTTTCCTTATTGGGTTCTTAAGCCGCTCCAGCAGTATCTTTGGAATAAGCTCCGAGTGCATCCGACTTTCCAACTTGTCGGGCATCCCATATCGGGGGAACTGCTTGGAAGTGTCTTTGATAGACAGTTGGCGAGCGATGAGGCTTTCGTGTCGGGTGACTACTCGGCCGCGACAGACAATCTCAAACAGTGGTTATCGCGCTTTACTATGGATTATATCCTAGAACGTATTTGTGCGCCTAACTGGTTGAGACGTTTAGCCTCTAAATCGCTTGTTGGTCATAGGCTCCATTATGAGGATGCTGTTTTGGATCAAATCAACGGTCAGTTGATGGGGGCCCCTTTGAGCTTCCCGATCCTATGTATCGTGAATGCCGCTCTTTGTTCGGCTCCTTTACGACGCAGAAAACAGTATAACCGTTGTCCTTTGAAACGCCTCCCCGTTTTGGTTAACGGTGATGATTGTGGCATGATGTATACTACCTTTAAGTATGCTGACTGGCGGTCTCTTTCTACCTAATCTTGTATGTTACCATCAGTTGG